AAAGAATCGAACCAACAATTTCTAGTAGTGTATATTTCATTAGGCTCTCCGTTGGACAGCGAAGCAGGAACCAACCTCAGCGGTAATGTTGTTTGTAGACGTATTGTTAACGACCTCAACTTTTACATAGTCATTCTCATCGAGGATGATAGGTTCGTTAATGTGAATCTGTACAACGTCTCGACCACCTGTGAAGTTACCTACTTGCCCCGGTTTAGCTGTACTAGGTACGAAGGTTGAGGCTGAATTATCCCAGATGTTGAGGCGGATTGCTATGTCTTCGTTGGCGGTTCCCTCAAGGGAGAATGTACCAGTGACCCAGTACTCACGTGGGTCTGAGCCTAGGTGACGCAGTTGCCCAGCAGATGGTTGGTCAAAGTGCTCTAGGTCTTCCGTTACCCATGTAGTTGCAACGACATCTTCATAAACACCGAGTGTGTTGATAGTGGTTACGGTAGAAGCTGAGATACAAAGTTGGCCACCTTCATGCGTGTTAGGGATACCTTGGTTGTCTCGGAAGGACGCCTGAAGTTCAGTATAACCTAGGTTAGGGGTGATGTTCGTATCAGAGGCATCCTTCACACCATTACGTGTTAGGATCATACCTCGAAGTTGATAGAGGCTGTCATCTGTGAAGTTAGAGGCTTGGAAGTCGCAGAAAGCTGCTAAGGCTGGCAGGTCTACGTTAGCGTCACAGAAGAAACGAGAGGCCATGGTAAAGCCTGTACCTTCCTCGAAGAGAGCGCCAGTCATACCTGCGGCTAGGATACGGACAATGGAAGTGCGGATGGCGTAACCACCTGACCAAGTCCCAGACAGAGTGAGGTTAGGGGTTCCACCGAAACGTCCTGTACCATCCTCTAATCCTTGACGGTACCCTGTGATCTCACCTAGAGAGGTGCAATTATTGAAGTTTACTCTGGTGAACTCGACAGCCTCGAAGTTACTCACCCCAGTCAGGTTGAACACCTGTGAGCCAGTACCGGAGACATCAAGGTACATGTCATTCATAAAGAGATTGCCACCCCCTACAAACATATTGTAACCAGAGGCAGTGGAGGTAAGACCAGAAGCTTCGATACCTAGGCCACCTATATTCAACCCACCTGAGGGCACCGTAATAACAGTACTGCCCATGTCAATTACGCCATCGACAAGATAGACCTTAGAGCTATCAAGAGCCCCACTAAGATCAGACGCCTGTTCGACAAGTACAATAGAGTTAGCTGATGTGTCTGCCCAGTTGCCTGAGCCTGCTCCATCCGCCACATACACTTGGTTAGCGCTTGCTGTATCCACACCCTTAGGTTCATGGATTTCAGAGCCAGACAAAACACTGTGTTGAATAGTTGGCAATTTTCTATCTCCTAAGGGTTTGTGTAAGAGGAGACCCGAAGGCCTCCCCTAGTTAGTTTATGGTTAGGCACCAACGCCTACGTACTCGATCACGAGGTCAGCTTTACCTGCTGTGAACGTACCGGTCGGTGTGATGTACACAACACCACGGTTAGAACCGATGGTTGCCTGAGTACTCACCAGAGCACCGTCACAGTCTACAGCCGTGTCAGCAGCCATAGCGGCAGTAAGGATACCGGAGTCGATACCGTCTGCATCAATGACAGTCTGGTCAGGTTGAGCCAAACCGATGTTGATGGACGTACCACCAGCAGCAGCTTCAGTCATAACCAGAGTAGCCTTAGTGATGTAAGCACCGGCAGGGATATAAGCATCCCATTCAGAGACATCAGTCAGTGCGTGGTTGCCATTGACAAGATCAACAGATACTGTCATGTGGTTAGTTGCCTGTACAGCGTTACGACCTTTAGGGTTTTCCTCTGCACGGTCAAGACCGAACTTAACCTTCAGGCCATCGAAGTTATCCCAAGTAGACATATTAAGTCCTCCTTATACGGTTGGGTCTGCTACGACGGTGATCAGGTTTTCTGGACGGAAGACCTTAGTACCATAGCGAGCAGTTGTTACAGTTTCCCAACGCTGGAAGTCTTTGTTGTACTCGGTATCTACCTCAGGCATCTGACGCCATGCAGCCTTCCAAGGAAGGATATCAGACGTTGCAGAGAAGAAGTAGTTAGCCTTACCAGCAGTGGAAGAGAAGTCGTTAGTGGTCGTACCGTCACGCTCAGGTAGAGCACTGTCAGTTACTTCTGGCAGGTAGTCAGAGGTATAGACATCAAAGCCATATACGTTCTTAACAAACTGAACAGAGGAGCCATCAATGGCCTCAGATACGATACCTTCCCAACGAGGGTTGTTGGATACGTCAACCAGATTGGACAGAGTGTTCAACTCATATTCCAAAGATGGATCAACAATAGCCACCAAGTTCTGTGCAGGGACATTAGCTTTCTTCAGTGCATAGCGAGCATATGCGAAGTCAGCAATCTCCAGTTTACCAGCGTTACCGCCAGACATACGGTGATATGCACCGTTGATTGCACCCTGTTGGTTGGCAGTGTACAGGTCCTCAGGGCGAGCCAGAACGTCAGTCTCAAAGCGTTCCATGATAGCACGGGATTGCTTAGGGACAAACTCAGACATTACGCGGTCCATGTAGAACGAGTCTTGCAGGTTCTTCTTGGTCACGTAGGTACCCGACTGGAGGTACTCAGTGATGGAGAATTGCCATTCACCAGTATCCAGAGGACGGTACTCAACAGCGGTATCTTCTGTGTAGTCGTTTACCGATGCATCACCAACGGATGGGATAGTGAAGGTGTCACCATCTGGGAAGCCATCCAGCATATCGACCCAGCGCATTGCCATCAGGTCGTCTTTCAAAGTCTCCTTGAGTTCACTCGACCACAGTTCAGAGCGGATGAGATACTCGGAGGTTGCAGTAGTCATAGTCATCTGACTAATCTCCTAGTTTTTAAGTGTTACCAAATTTACTTCCGAGTCGCATCTTGTCCGCCATCATTTGCTTTTGTATACGTGGCGAGAAGTACTCGGAACGGTTAGTGCGGCGAAGGTTCTGGTAGTAAGCCCAGTCACGATCACCAGTTGTAGTAAACGTATCAGCCGAAGTATTGATGGTACCTTTACCCGGCAGTGGGTTAGATTCCTTGTTAGCTTCACCACCTACGAGACGCATGAAAGCGGCAGGGGACTCAGCGGCCAAGTCTTGGAGACGTTCTTTAGACATTCCAAGCTCAGTACTTCGTTGAGACATTACTTCGTCTACCTTATTGCCGTAGAGTTCCGTAAGCTTGGCATCAACAGTTTGAAGGTTGTTGGTGCGTACAGTCTCTTTGTCTCGGCCTTCGAGAGTAGACATGATAAGGTTCTTTAACTCATCCTCACTAAACTGGGGAGTGGTGTTCTCCTGCTCAGTGCCACCAGTATTAACTACAGGGTTCTCCCCGGTGGAGGGCGTTCCTTTGTTCTGTAGTTTCTCCATGAGTTCCTTGGCGTAATCCTGTTTGTCCAGTTCCCCACGTAGCTCCTTGAGTTGTCCCTCTAGGTTAGCGATGTGAGTATCAGCCTCTAGTTTCCCTTTGGCTAGGACTTGTGGATCAGCCCAAGTATCTCCTTTGGACTTGACTACCTCGGCTACAAAATCAGTTTGGTTCTGAGGTTGTTCTTGAGTAGTCTGTTCTTGTTGGTTGGTCTGGTTACCATCCTGAGTGAAATAAGACAATGGTTAGTCTTCCTGTTTGATATTGATTAACTTGAGGACATCTTCAATAGCTTGGTTGTAGCCATTGTTGTGTGCCTGATGAAATGCCCATGATGGGCTATCGTAGTCTGGGGAGGATTTCTCCTTCTTCTCCAAGACCTCTGCGAGAGCTTCAAAGGCATTTAGATACGACTTGATCTCCTCCTTTCGCTTCTCCTTGGCCTCTCCTTTGAGACCAGACAGCCAGATAGTTTGCATATTACAATCCTGACTCGGCTGCTACCTGAAGCTCTTCTTGGTTCTGAGCCTCGGCATCTTGTGATGCACGTTGAGTTTCTAGTTGCTCTTCAACTGCAATGTTCTCTCCGTAGAGTTCATCTTCTCCCAGTTCATAGGCGACAATCTCAGCAATCTTCTTACCTGAGAGGTGTACACCTACTGTAGGATCAGCCTTGAGTTGGAGCATCTGTGTAATGTTCTGGACACGCTGTGCACGTTCAGCGAAGTGTCGGGCACCTACAGGGATGATCTTACCTTTAGCCGTGATGTCTTCCTTGGTGATAGACTTAAAGATAGTAGCGTTGAACTCATCGTCCAAGACTCGGATAGTATCAGCTTCATCCAAGTTACGACGACCGGACTCAAGCATAGCATTCAAGATAGGCTCAATGAACTCTTTCTCTAGCTTAGCAGCTTTGTTCTGGAAGATACGTCCAGCAGCATTCTGGAGAGTCTGTACCTCGAAGGCTGTCTTCTCACCGGGAGTACGGATACCCATAGCTTGACGTGGAGCACCAGCCAGTTCTTCCATCTTGTTCTCTAGGTTCTGAATCTGGAAGTCAGCGTTAAGTGCTGTGGCATCAGGTACCAGAGGAGCTACGTCACCTTCTTCGCCCATGATGATACGCTCACCGGGGGCATACTCAAAGTCTTCTACCTCTCCACGAATCTTCAAGACTGGTAGAGCGATCTGGTCAAAGACATCAGCCTTAAGGTTCTCAAGGTGGTCAATACGATACTGCATACCAACCAAGTTATCCAAGGGACCCATAGCGTAGAGGTTGTCAGGACGACTACGCCAACCAGAGTGGAAGATAGGTGCGG